TTTATTTCTCCCTGTCTCACCCAATCATATGGCATAATTTTTTGTTATTTCTTCATCGACTTTCCGAGACTACACTACCGTAGCAAAAGGTATGACAGGGGCAAAATATTTCTCCCTGTCAACATATGACCTGCTTGTACCGCTGCCGCTATGGCTTTGTTCCCCTTCTGCCCCGATTTTGTTCCAGTCATAAACCACCAGATTATATACCACAGAATAAAATTGAAACATATCCTGCTCTATAAATTCCCGTGTACAATCCCTCTGGTAATTTCTTCTCATCTTTACTTCCCGGATTGCATTTTTGATTTTCAGGGACAGATTCGCCACATCAGAATCGCTTTGCAGGTCATCTGCCAGTTCAATACGTAAATCCTTTAGTAATTCATCCTGCAGCTCATCCATACCAAATCCCCCTTACAGTCCTAATCTCTCAATAATAGCTGCCTTTAAAACATCACCCGTGCTTCCTGCTGCACCCTCAATCTGAAGCTCTGCTGCCAGCTTTTTCAAATCTTCCACATTCATTTTAGCAATATCAGATTTCTTATACTCCGACTTGCCTCCTGGCTGTGTAATAACTGGCTCTTTTGTCCCCTCTTCTTTCCAGCCATTATTTAAAAAGGCAGAAAGCTGATTCTTATCCCTTGCTGCCATAGTTATTCCATCCTTTATTACCTTTGTCATATCGAACCTCCTTACGCTGCACTTTTATGTACTGCTATTGCATCTTTCTTTTTCTCCAATACAAAACAATCATAGCGGACTCTTGCTTCCACCAACGCACCAGAAATACCAGGGGCATTGTAGTTAATTTTAAATTCCTGCAGCTTAACCGGTCCCGGTGCCACCAGTGGATTCGTAATAAGAAAATCTACACTCTCTGGAAGATAAGATGCAGGCACTTTGATTGCTGGCACCCCATCAATCACTCCGACAATGCCGTTAATCATCATTTTCTGCGCCATGTCGCCCCATTTTGTGAAATTATCATCCAGTTTAATCTTATTCAAATAGGACGGCGTAACCACTGCAATTCTTCCACCCTGTGGCGCCTTATCATCATCAAGAACTTCCTGACACGCCAAAAATTCCTCAAATGCATTATCTTTCGTGACTGCCTTTGTAATAATATGTGTCTTCCCAGATACTGTACCAGATGCTGGCGCATTTGCTGCAATAACGCTCAGCCGATATGTATCCATTGCCGGAATCACAAGATTATCAATATTCTCTGCCAATGTTGCAGCAGCTTCCATTGTCCCGTTTGTGTCCTGTTCACTTGCCGCATCAATAGTATAGGTAAATGACTTATCCTGTGTCACTGTCATTTCCTGCTCACTGTTTCCAAGTTCATCCGGGGTACCATACCGATTGCTGCCCGTTGTCTTATAATCATTAAGGGTTGCTAAATCCCTGCTGAAAACATTGACGGTCTTTACGCCAATCCATTCAAAATTTCCATTGATAATCCCTGTGGTCAAAGAACCCAGCTTAAACCTTTCATCTACAACACTTGCATACTTTGATGCATAATTCACTGCCATATCCGTCTACCTCCAATTTTTATACTCGTAAATTACTTACAGAATTGAATCCTTTCAGAAATGCATCCTCTGTTCCATCTTCACTATTGCCTGCCGGAGGATTCGGCCTTGACTTTGCCCATTCAGCCTCTTTCTGCCTCAATAAAGCATTTTGAAAGTCCTGCTGAATCTTAAATAACTCTTCTGTATCGTTGTCATATTGTGCATTTGCTGCCTTAGCTGCCAACTCTTCTGAATAACCAAGCGCAAGGAAATTCTTTTCAAATTTGGTAACTGTATTTTCTTTGAGCAGCTTCTGAAAAGCTTCCTCCCGCTCTGCTTCCTTTTCCGCCTTTTCCTGCAAAGCAATTTCTTCAACAGACTGCTTCTCCCGTAATTGTTTCTTATATTTGGCCGCATCACTTGCCGCCTTATCCATTGCCTTTTTCATCTTTGCATTTTGTACCCGCAATTCTGCCAACTGCTCTGCAAGACTCGCATCTTCCTCTGATGATTCCTCATTTTCCGGCTCTTCACTTCCAGTGTCACCATCACCAGGCGTATTATCCTGTTCGCTTCCAGAAGAGTCGCCTGCTGAATTACCTTCTGATTCTTTGGCAAATAACTGTAAATTCATTTTTAATGGTTTAAAATTTTGCTTTCTCATCTCAATACCTCCACTGCGTTTTCAATTCTTCTCTGAATTCCTATCTTTCCGCGAAATTTATACCGCCCCTTCTCTGGGGCAAATAAAAAGACATCTGTCTTAACAAATGCCTTAACTGCTTAATATTGGGCTGTTGCCGCTCTGGTCAGATTCATCCTGCTGAAGCCTGCCGGATTTATCCTCTTCTGTTGTTTCAATGTCATATGGAACCTTTCCGACATCGTTGTTATTTGTTGTCTGCTTATCATAAATAGATTTCTGATACTTCTCAACTCCATCCTTAGAATCAAGCCATATCTGTTCAATATCGCCGCCTATATCTGAAAGCTGCATCGCATGCCTGCCATATACCCCATGCGAAACATACGTCGCGAAAGTGTTGGCCTTTGTGGCCATATCATAATTCTTATTTCTGACAAACTTTATATCAATATCAGATACCCTCAATTTTTTCAAAGGGCTGTCTTCCGAAATATCCGTTGATAAATCAATAATCTTTTTTATTACTCGCAACATCTGGATTTCCGAAGCTTCAATTATTTGTGATTCTTTATTTGCGGAACAATCAGCATCAGACCATCCACTTGACATACTCATTGCAGTCCCAGTAGAACCGCCACCTGGCTCACTCCGCAAAGGAACATCACATTTCTGCAAAATTACATCCCGGCGGTATTTAATATCATCCAAAATCCCCTGATAATCATATACAAATGCCAATGCCTGAATCTGTGGTTTACTCCCGGCTCCCGTTGTTTTAGACAAAATCCACTGCCCTGCCTTGACTTTTTTAGTGCTTCCGTCTTCATCCCTGGGAAGTTCAATATCATTAGCCCACCAAACTGCCTGCGTGGTTTGTGCTACATCATTCGTAAAGTCTGATACAAGGATATTTAAATTATCCATATCGGAAATCTGGCGTTCAAAGCAGCCTGTCCTGTCGTGGGAACGGTCATATTCAACAATCGGGATAATACCAAGAGGATTCACTTCACCAACCTTTCCATTTGTGATAACACGCTCTCCCTTTTCATCAAGTTTCTCTGTCCCATTGATAATCGACACAGCATCCCGGATTTCATATACGGTATCTCTTGTATAACAAGTGTAATATCTTGCCCCGTTTTTTGTAATCCTGAATGTACATGCCATCACTGGAATCCTAAATGCATCATTGGAATACACTACAAAAGCAAACATAGGATTGAGTGTGGCCATCTGGAATACAGAGCCCCCATCATAATCTGGCTTAATCCGAATAAAACGATATCCAACGCCGCATATCTCAATGTAACGTGCCAGTTCCTGATCCAGACTTGCTTTCCCCTCTTCCCGGAGCATCTCTGACAGCATAGAAACCGCATTATCATCAACGCTGCTGTCATTTCCAGATAAATCAGCATTGCCATGCTGGACATAAATAATAGGATTCCCCCAGTTATAGCCAAGCTTAAACTCCACAACCTCATTTGCCACATTATCTGTAACTTTAACATTAATCTCCGGCCGGACAACTTTCTTCCGTCTTAAAGGCTGATACCCCTTCTCATATTTCAAAAGATAAGCAATTTCACTGTAGTTTTCCATATGTGTGATAAGTGCGTCATTTAACACAGAAAGAATATTCCTTTCATCAATGGCAGTCTCATCAGTATAAATCCGTTTCCTGCCATATAATTCCATTGCTTCTTCTGCTTCCACTTATCTCACCTCAATTCCATGTATGAAAAAAGCCCTGCAGCTTCAACCTGAACTGCCTGGCTTCCTTAACAAATTCCTATGATACTAATATAACATGTATTGAATGTGAATTGTGTGAAAGCTTCTTTTTCGCATGTATTAATTTGACATATCGGCTGTATAATGGTAATATCCTTATAGGATATCTTTTAGAGGCTGAACGTACTCCACTGGGGGTGCGGGCAGTCTCTATTTATTTTTTACCAATATTCTTACTATTTCTTCTCCGTTAACAAATATCACCCCATCCACATGTTTTGTATTATAATACTCACTAAACAATGCCTCTGCCTGCCTATTCAATTCTTCTGTGCCCAGCTTGCATTTTGTTATATCAAATACAAAATTCTCCGCCTGTTTCCTTTTCTTATGTGCTATATTTCTTAGCAGCTCTTTGCTTGTACCAGTTTTTAATTCTTTTAAATCCCATCTCTGCCCGCCAATTAAATAATCAGGAGTCGGAACATGCTGGTATTGGCCATTTACTTCAGGAACAATTTAAACATCTACCCCTAATTTATTTTTAAGCAAAGCAGCAATTTCCAGCTCTCTATCATCATGCCTCTGTTTTACATGGACATCATCTACTTTATAGACATTTCCACCAAATTCATATTCCTGCAATTCTATGACGGAACCCTGCTTCCCATCTGCCTGTGCCAAATATTCCTCTGTAACATCTACAAAGCCGATTTCATCCTTCCCTGTTTCTTCCTGTACCTCTGAATTTTCATTCCTCTTCGGATTCTCTATTGCCTCATGCAAATACTCCACCGAACACCTGCAATTAACAATTTCTTCAAGCCCTGCCCCCAAGGAATCATCCTTCGGGTACATCATCATGTACTTTCCAACATAAAAAGGCTGGTTAATAGCAAGAACTGTTCCATCAACATCCGCATGGTCAATACGCACTCTTTCATCCTGATAGGAAACCCATTTCTTTTTTGTGCAGCCATTTTTTACTGCTGCACTATATTCATCACTATTTAGAATCGTATTTGCTTCATTCTCTGCAACACTGGTTGCCCTGTCAATTGAGGTATAATAATTATCCTGATGATGATTCTGCGTAGCATCTACAATATTTCTTGATACCTTTTTGATATACCACTGCATCTTCTTATCTGGTTCTGTAATGCTCTTAACTGATTCTATATATCTTCTTTCCAGAGTCTCAGCCAAATATTTTTTGTCTGGAATCCTCTTGGATAATGCAAAGAAAAAAAGCATATCCGCCAGCAATAAATTTGCCAAACGGACACGCTTCTCTTTGTTTTCCTCACTGATTCGCATATCTTCAAAGTAATTATGAATCGGAATTTTCTTTCTGCCAGCTTTCTTACGGTCGTCAGCCGTTGAAAGTGTATTCAATTCATCAAAACTCATTACAGCCATTGTGATATCTCCATTTTATGTATTTATAAGCAGCATTACAATCAATTTTTTCAAATCGTCCTACAGTTCTTTTTCTGTAAAACAAAAAGAGCCATAACGACTACTCGCCTGACTCTCCGAAAACTTTTCATGGTATTAATTTATCATTATTTTAATGTGAATTGTGTAAATATTTTCCAGAATAAATTGCTTAACAACTCCATCACATAATACATCTGGAATTATACGATATTTTAACCTGCTTATGCGAACATAAAAGAAATCCATCAAAACCACTTCTTGACATATACCCTGAAATTGATTATTATAATAGAAAAGGAGCAGCCGCCCACAAAGTGGTTAGCCTCCCAGATTAGCTTATTAAGCCTGCCTGGACTCGGTCAAGTACAAGGCAGGCTTATTGTTTATTTTCGCTTGTTATCCCTATCGGTATAGGCAAGCAGTGTGATTAAAAATGTGGCGAACAGGATTAAATCCTGGAACGTAAACATCTTCATCTGCACCACCTCCCCTCTTATGTAAGTTTAGGGAGGCTGTCCACCTTGTAACACGGTTACTCCGTTACACATTATACGGCATTTTTCTATCTTACACAACACAAAAGAGCCGCTTTCATGGCTCCTTTGCATCATACTCTGAATATGTACCAGAATCACTCTGTACCGGCAGGTTTTCCGCTCAAATTCTCCCTTCCCTCCAT